TGACGGATATTTCCTGGTAGATGCGGACCCTGAGCGCACGGCCGCGCTGATTAACCGGATCCCGCCGCGAGAAGCGACGGCAATGCCGGCGCGCCAGTCGGAGGCGGTGGGGTGACCTTGCACGCGAGCGCAATTCCCGCGGATCTAATCGAGAGGGATCAGTTTGTACTGTGGCGCCCGGAACGTGTTGGACAGAAGCTTACGAAGATTCCTTACTCCGCTACCGGCCGGAAAGCCAGCACGGTAGACCCGCGTACCTGGGCCTCATTCGATCGCGCGGCGGAGGCCTGGGCGCGCGCACCAAAGTGCTATGCAGGCCTTGGTTTCGTATTCGTGAAAGGGGACGGTCTGACCGGAATTGATTTGGACGACTGCCTCGACTCGGCGGAGCTGCCGAAACCCTGGGCCCGCGGCGTGGTTGAGCGATTCTCCGACACCTACATGGAAATCTCGCCATCTGGTCAAGGCATAAAGGTCTGGTGCCGCGGTGAGCTGCCGGCGAACCTGCCGGGAGTGAGGGTGGAAGACGGTTCGGTGGAAATCTATTCTCATTCCCGTTACTTCACGATGACGGGTCGCGTTTTTCGGGGCGCGCCGCTTCAACTGGAAGAGCATGGCGATGATTTGAGGGTGCTCTATGAGCATCTGACGGCTGCAAAACGGAAGACTTGGCCTTTGCAGCCCTTGCAGGGCGGCCGGATACCGCACGGCCAACAGCACTCGACCTTAATTTCCATTGCGGGCACTCTGCGCGCGCGGCGCGTGTGCGATGAGGCTATTCTCGCGTGTTTATTGGCTGTAAACGCGCATCAGTGCGAGCGGCCGGGATCGCCGGAGGCGATTTCGCGGATAGTAAGGAGTACTCGAACGTGGGGAATTAAGTGATGGCCGGTGCCGAATGGCTTCCGCCGGCGCCGGCAGATCTGCCTGACTCGAACGACGGCAATGGGGAGGACTGGCGCACGCATTTGATTCGGAGCAAGGGCGCAAAGGGCGTTTTGGGTGAGCCAAAGGCGCTTTTGGCAAACGCCGTGATTGCGTTTCGCAAGGCTCCGGAGTGGCGCGGCGTTTTGGCGTTTGATGAATTCGCGCTCGCGACGGTAATGCAGCGCACCGCCGTTTTTGGCGGCGCTGCAGGCGTTGCCTGGACGGATCACGAGGACAGGCTTGCCGCGGATTGGCTTCAGCACCAGGGTATTTTTGTGAGCGTGGAAGTCTGCGGCCAGGCGGTCCAGGCCGTAGCGCGCGATCGGCCCTATCATCCCGTACGTAGCTATCTGGAGAACCTGAAATGGGATGGCACGAAGCGCGCGGAGGGCTGGCTGAATTTGTACCTTGGCGTCGAATCGAGCGAGTACAGCATTGCGGTCGGAGAGCGTTATCTAAGATCTGCCGTGGCACGTATCATGCAGCCCGGCTGTAAGGCCGACTGCTGCCTGATTCTTGAGGGCGAGCAGGGCATTCGAAAATCGACGGCGCTCAAGGCGCTGGCCGCGCCCTGGTTCACGGACGAAATCGCGGACTTAGGGTCGAAAGATGCGGCTCTACAAACCCGCGGCGTGTGGCTGATCGAAATCGCGGAACTTGATGGAATGACGCGAGGCGAGGTCGGCAAGATCAAAGCTTTCATGTCCCGCGGAACCGATAGGTTTCGTCCGCCGTACGGGCGTCATTTATTGGAAAGCCCGCGGCAGTGTATCTTTGCTGGCAGCGTCAACCATGGCGCCTATCTCCGAGACGAGACCGGCGGGCGACGCTTCTGGCCGGTAGCATGCAAAAGGATCTTGGTGGCGGAGCTCGAGCGCGATCGCGACCAACTGTGGGCTGAGGCGCTTGCGACCTATCGCGCCGGGGCGCCGTGGTGGCTTGATACTCCCGAATTGAATAACCAGGCAGCAGATGAGCAGTCGCAACGGTATGAAGGAAGCGCGTGGGACGCGCTGATATTAGATTGGGCCGCTGCGCGAATCGAAATGGGAAATGCCTCAATTTCAGTGGCCGAAATACTCGACCTATGTTTGACGAAGCGCATGGGCGAATGGACGCAGTCGGATGAAATGAAAATTGGAAGATGCCTCTCGAAGGCTAACTGGAAGCGCTACCGAGACCGCTCAATGGGAATGCAGTGGCGCTATCGGCCTCCTGTTCCCACTAGTAGTACTAGTGGGAACAAAGTGGGAACACTGTAAGTTGCTGATAGTAAGGATCTGTTCCCACTGTTCCCACTGTTCCCACTTGATGTGTATATATGCGTGTGCGCGCGTGTGCGTGTGTAGATGTTTTCGGAATTAGTGGGAACAGTGGGAACAGTGGGAACAGATCTTCAGTTTCAGCAACTTACGCTGTTCCCACTTCGGCCTCTCAGGTGGGAACACGCCAAAGTGGGAACAGCTTTTAACGGTTAAAGGCTTCTGGGGGGTGCCGGTCAAAATCCTTCGGGGCCGCGCCCCGTGACCGTGTCCCCGCCATCTGCATAAATTCGGGCGTTTCTGCATTATGCGGTGATTCGTAAATGGAAACTGAACTCAATATACCGGAAGAGCTGAAGCCTGATGGCGACGGCGCGCGCCTTTGGGCGTGGCTATGTTCCGAATGCGACGGCATGGAGAGCGCGCGGCCGCTTGCGCTCGAGCTCTGCCGCACGGCGGATCGGCTGCAAGAGGTGCGCTCCAAAATCGCGTCGCAAGGCTTGATGATTTCCGGCGCGCGTGGCCGTAGCGCGAAAAACCCGCTTCTCGATATCGAGGTCAAATTATCGAAACAATTCCAAGGGCTGTGGAAGGGGCTCGGTCTCAGCGACAAGGGCGTCGATGAGACCGAGAAGCGGCCTCTGGGCAGGCCGCCGGCGGGAAACTTGTGGGGCGGTTGATCCGGCGCCGTGGCAAGGAGGCCGGCCGTCGCGGCCTGACAAAAGGGCAACGGCTGTTGCTAGTCGCTGGCGTAACTCTAGGCGAAGAAGGCTTCACGTCTCCGGGTGAGTATGAGGCCGCCTGGTGGCGCTATCGAGACGAATTGTTGTTTGCTCTTGGGTCATGGCGCCGGCCGGAAGCGTACTGGTGGGTTGAACGCTGCACGCCTCCGCCGGACTGTCCGGCGGGCGGTAACGAGTCGGAGCATGATGCGCTTATTCGCTTGGGCTTGCCCTTGTCGGATGAAGAGCGCAGTCTCTTGCAGCGCGAGCGGATGAATAGGGGGTGACTATGGATGACGACGAGTCTTTTGAGAGGAAGATACGCATCAGTGCGAAGCCTAATGCTTTTCGGCTCGGCGGTAAGCCGGTTCTTAGTCTGGATTGTCCGCTGAAGCCGTCTAAGGTGCCGGCGGTTTGTCCTGACATTCGGCTAACTATGGATTGGGACTGGGCCATACGCACGCTCGACTGGGAGCGTCTGGCGCGCCTAACGAGGCTGACCTCTCGCGAGTGCGCTCTATTCATGGCTCACTGGAGACGTGGCACTCCGAGGTATCTTCTGGGGGATGCGTTGGGTCTCACTCCCTCACAGGTCAACGCGGCCTATGTTCGTGTGCTGGCCAAGTTGAAACGAGGCGGTAGCACCGCAGTCTTGGCGTCTACTCCGAGCTACGTCGAAGTCATGGCGGGTGAAAAATTATATTTGTCTTTTTCTCAACAAGATAGAAGCAAATCGAAAAAAACAGGTCATTTTCGGGGACGGATTAATAGGAGCTATATGGAACCGTTATCGCAGTTACAGGAAAGATTCAAGGCCGAATCGGCCAAATTGCAACGCCTGGGCGAACGCGCGCATCAGGCTAACCTCGCGCGGGAGGTGGCGGAGCGGGAGTTGGAGCAGCTCGAAAGCTCCCTTGCTCGCGAACAGATGGAGGTAGCCCTGGCAGAGAGGCTATGGCCGCCAGCCAGCGCCGGTAAGGCGCTAACGGCTGCCCATGCACTGGTCGCGTCTGCCGCTCACGCTTTGGATGCGCAACGCGGAGCGGTCGCGAAACAGAGCGATATTGTTACCCAGATTGAGAGCGAGATCGGGGCGCGGCGCTCAGAGGCTTTTCTGAATGAGCTAGCGCCCGCTCGGGCGGAAATGCTCGAAGAGATGAGCCGATTTGCCGCGGCCGCGGGGAAAATCGAGGACATTGCGGCTCGTCACGGGATGAATCAGCACGAATTGGGTCAAGCGCTATTTCCTCCAACGGCCTTCGATGGAAACTACGTGGAGGGATGGAAGCGGGCGGCGTTGATTAACGCCATGCTCAACCTGCGCAACTACCTTCAACAATCCTTTGGTAAGGCTGTCTGAGAGACGAGGCGATTTTACATGAGCCAACGATTCACCCGCTGGGGAGTAAGGAAGAAAGACGCGGAGCCCGCGCTGCACGCGCGTGCAATTGAGGCGTCGAGCATAGAGGTCGACTCCCTGGAGGCCTCACTCAAGGCCAGCCCGCCCAGCGTTCCCTACATCCAGGAGCGCTATTTCAACCGGGCTGCGTCAATCGAGCGGCGCGGCGGGGCTGCGGCGTCGCGGATTATAACCGGGCTGGCGATCCCGTACAACATCCCCATTGATCTGGGTGCGATGAGTGAAATCTACGCGCCTGGCAGTTTTCGGAAGAGCATTGACAGCGAGACTGACGACCAGCGCGCATTGTTCAATGGCAACGTTGACAAGGTGCTGGGTCGTAAGTCGGCGGGGACAATGACGCTCTGGGAGAGCAAGGACGGCATACACGCGTCGATCAATATGCCGGAAACGAGCGATGGCGACGGTCTTCTCGTAAGTATGGGGCGTGGCGACATTGACCAAATGGGGGCGTGGTTCTATGTGACCGGTCACCGCATAGAAACGCGCGACGATCGGCCTTGTCGCGTCGTTACGTGCGCCAGGCTGCTGGCTGTCGGCCCATGCGCCTTTGGCTCGCTGCAAGGCGCTGGATGCGAAGTCGAGCAGGCCATAGCATCGGCCCACGCTGTCGGATTCGCCGAGGGCAAAGCGGCCGCCGCGGCGCCGGCGCTGAAGCGGGCAAGCGGTCTAAGCTTTGCCAGGCTGACATCTATACAGGACCCGAAAGAGCTGCGCGAAGCGACGATCGGCCACATTCAGGGCGGCGCTGGGTATTTTGGCGATATTCCGCACGGCGGCGCAAGGTTCGGGCATTTTCGACAAGGAGGAAAGAGCAGATGAAGAAGTTCGATAGCTTTGGGGAGCTTTTGCTTGCGGTGCGAGCTGCGGCGTTAATGCCTGGCCGGAGAGACCCGCGATTGGAGACGCGAGGCGTCGGCAGCGCGTCCGGCGCGTCGGAAGCTGTTCCGTCAGATGGTGGCTTTCTTGTTGGCGAAGACTTCGTAAGGCCACTGGTTGAGCGCATGTATTTGACGGGCGCGATTCTGATCCGGTGCATGGAGTTTCCGATCAGCAATAAGTCGAACGGCATTTCGTATCCGCAGTTCGATGAAAGCTCGCGAAGGAACGGGTCACGCATGGGCGGCCTGCAGGCGTACTGGGCGAACGAGGCCGATACTGTCACGGCTTCGAAACCGAAATTCCTTCGGAGTAAGCTTACGGCGAAGAAGCTAATCGGGCTTGTATATGTGACCGACGAGCTATTTGAGGATGCGGCAGCCCTCGAAATCTTCGTGAGCATGGGTCTCTCGAAGGAACTGGCTTTTCGTCTGGAAGACGCCATCATTAACGGCGATGGATCCGGCAAGCCGCAAGGCATCCTAGGCTCTGGGGCTATGCTCACCGTGCCAAAGGTGCCAGGCCAGGCGGCGGCCACGGTGGTGGCTGAGAACGTGGTCCAGTGCTGGCAGCAGATGTGGGCGCCGTCGAGGCGTTCGATGGTATGGCTTGCGCACCCTGACGCTGAGGCTCAATGTGTCGGCTTGACCGCGGCCGTGGGAACTGGCGGCTCAACAATTCCTTTGTACGTGGCGACGACCGACCCCGATAACCAGCCCTTCAATTTGATGTTGGGCCGGCCGGTGATTCCTATGGAACAAACGCAAGTTCCCGGCACGCCTGGCGATATCATCGCGGCGGATTTTTCCCGGTATGCTCTTGCGATGCGCGAGGCGCGTGCGGATGTTTCGATGCACATTGCGTTCTTGACTGATGAGGCCGCATTCCGGGTGACGCTCCGCGTGGATGGTCAGCCCATCGATGCTAGGCCCATAACCCCGTTCAACGGCACTAACCAGGTCTCGCCCTTCGTGTGTATCGCGCAGCGCTAAATCTGTTTGCTTTGCGCGCGCGTGCAATGTATTTATCCAGTTTCCCGGTACGTGAGGCCGCACTCCGTGCCGGGGCGGGGGCCGTTCCGCTCCAGGCGCGCCCCCGCTTTTTTAACCAGAGACGGATGGTCCGGCTTTAAGGAAGGCGATTTGATGAGTGACGAACTGATTGAGATTACGGGAATCGATGAAGTCTGCCGGGCGCTGACTGCGGCGCCGCGGGCGGCAGTTCCAGGTGCATTGCTGAAGGGGTTAAAAGCTAGCGGCCAAGTGTTGCAGGACGCCATCGCCGCGCGGGTTCCTGTAAAGGTGGGAGAGTTGAAAGCCGATCTCGGTATGACGATCACGCTCGACTCGGACTTCCGCGGCGGCGTAGTGGAAGTAGGTTTCAGCGGACAGCAAGGGCATGTTGCGCGGTTTGTTGAGATGGGGCATAAAATGATCGGGCACAAACCCGACAAGAAGGATTTGGGCGAAGTGGACGCTCATCCGTTTATGCGACCTGCGGCGGACATGGTGGCGGAAGCTGCTATTGACGCCTTTGTGGATGGAGTAATGGAAGAGCTGGCGCAAGCGCGAATCGTGGAGGCAGCGTAAGGCGATGGCAACGAAAGTTAGAACGATCACCGTCAACCTGGATGCTGGAACGGCGAAGTTCTTTACCGACCTGGATGCCGCGTCGGCAAAGATCAAGCAATTCGGCGCTCATGGAGTCTCCAGCATGCAGGCGTCAAGCGCGGCGCTGCGGGAGCTCCAAGGCAACTTCGGAAACAACACCCGCGCGGTGGAGCGGTTCATTGGCACGACGTTGGGTCTCGGTCCGGTCTTGCAGAAGGCTTTCCCTTTGATCGGGGCCGTCGCCTTCGGAGGCATGATAGTCGAGCTGGGCTTAAAGGCATACCAATTCTTCAAAACCATGGCGGACGGTCCGGGAAAGATCGAGGGAGCCTTCCGCGAGCTCAACTCCTCGGTGCAGCTTTCGAATGATGCCCTGCGGGTCTCGAATGACCGGCTGGACAACGAGATCGCGAAGCTCGAAGGCAGGCGAGAGAACGGCCTTGCCTTGATGCTCGATGAGGCGCGGCAAATGGCAGACAAGCTGGCCGAATCGCTCGACAAGGATTTGACGGCGCTGAATAAGGTCCTGGAAGAGCGCAAGGTCGATATATGGGCCGGATTGCTTCAGAACAAGGGCACTACTTCCGAGCTTCAGGACTATATCAAGAAGTTCCAGCAAACGATTGCCGATGTCAACGAGAAGGGCCAGGCTACCCTCGACCAGGCCAGGAAAGAGAAGGACCCTGCTGCGGCGGTCCGGGATGCCCAAGCGGCATGGGCGAAGGAGGTGGCAGCCGAATACGAAAAGGCGAACGCGCAGATTCAGACGTGGATTGACCGGGCAAAGGAACTGGCAAAGCCGCACATGGCTACTTACATCGGGCCCGGCGGCAGTAGTTACCAGGCTATGGCGCCGGGTAAGGATGAGGGCGATCTCCTGAAGATCTTGCAGAGATCGCAGATCCAACTGCAAAACGAGGCCGCTTCGGTGTCATTGGAATTGGGGAATCTTGCCCGAATGCAGATAAAGCAGGGCCTTGAAGCTAATAAAGCGGGCAAGGGAGGCGAGGATTTCGGCGACGGCTACGCGAAGAAAATAGCTGAACTGCGCGCGCAGCTCCAGGGCGTCAATAGCGAACTGGCGGCCGTGGGGCAGGATCACGCTGCGCAACTGCTGGCAAAGGCCTTCGAGGAAGCAGACGTTGAAGTGGCGAATTTGAACATGCGTTTGCAGGAATTCGCCCAGAGGAAAGGGGTAATCGGGCCGGCCGCGCTGCTCTCGCCGGAGCAAACGGCGGAGATGCGCAAGCTGTTCGGCGACATCGCCGCAGCCAAGGACCAGACCGCGTGGGCGGACAAGGTTGACGCCACTACCAAAAAGCTGCAAGACGAGGTCAAGGTACAGAACCTGCTGGCCGAGGCCATCGGCAAAGGCTATGAAGCGGTGCGGGCCGCCCATGTGGAAGCCAGCGTCATGCAGAACATGGGGGCCGTGCGCTACAGCGCGGATCCGCAGGGCGCCGATGCTCAGAGGCTCCGCCTCGCCGCGGGCAGGGGGTTCGATGCTGAGCACGCGACGCAAGCAACCGAAGCCGTTTACAACCTCCAACTGCAAATCGCGCTCGAAAGAGAGCTCGCCAGCGCTCAGGCCAAGGGCGCGGAAGCCCTTCGCCAGGTGGAATTGAATCAGAAGATTGCGCAGATGGAAGCGGCGGGCGCCACCGCGGCTGAGATTCAAGCGGAAAAAGACTTGTATGCGGCGAGGCGTGCGAATGCCGATGCGGCCGACGTCGCCAAAATCAACGAACGCATTGAAGCCACGAGGCGGCTTAGCCTGGCAATTCTAGGGGGAGCTGAGGCGGAAAGAAAGGCTGCGCTTGAGAGCAAGTATGCCGAGATGCAGCGGAACGGGGCCTCGGCCGAAGCGATCGCCAGGACTCGCACCGCGGATGAGCTCGACCATCAACGGGAGATTACCGAGGAAGCGCTGAAGCTGGTAAACGCCCGTCAGAACGACCTCGACCGCGTGAATCAGGAAATAGGGGCGCTTGAAAACCTCAAAGACCAGGAGGAAAAGATCAGAGCTGAGAAGGGTGATAGCCTCGAAATCGACAAAGCTATGCTTGCGATCAATATCTCGCTCCGGGATCTGGAGAAAGAGCGGCTTCACCTGATGGCGCAACAGAGTTTGGCGATGGGCGATGCGAAAGACGGAGTAAAGGCATTTTTCCAGGAGATGGCCGCCGAGTCCAAAACGGCGGGGCAGGAAGCGTACGATTCGTTGAAGCAAGCGACCGAGGAGGCCGAGGACCTTGTTTCCAAGAATCTTGCGAATATGCTGACAGGCCGATACAAGAAAGGCGACTGGGGTAAGTCCCTTCAACAGATGGGGAATTCGATGGTGCAGTCTTCGCTCAAGGAGCTCATGAAGCAAGGAGTTGCGCACATCGCGTCCCTTTTTGGATTTAACAAGCCGGTCGACAAGCCGGATGGCACGTTCGACAATCCGTTTTATGTGGTGGTCAAGAACCCCGACGACGGCGGAGGGAGCAGCTCGATTTCGGCGCCGGAGGTTAACGCGCTGGGCGGCCAAAATACCCCCGGCGGTAGCGTAGTGGACGCCTTTTTGAAGCAGTTCCTTTCTAGTGCGGGGGCTTTCTTGGGCGGCGCCGGTTCTGGCGGGGGCGGGGGCGGGTCCTCGGATGGTCTGACTCCGAATGTCACTAGTTCAATCTCCTACGGTGGCGCAATGGCCGGCGGCGGTCCGGTGCTTCCTGGCAAGGCCTACCGAGTCAACGAAGATGAAGACGAATACTTCATCCCGTCGAAGGCCGGGCGAATCGTGGCTCCCAGCAAAATGGGCGGGGGCGATGTGCACGTGCATAACAACGTGGATGCGCGGGGCTCCGATCTGGGGGCGGCGAACCGCATGGCTAGGGCGCTCGAACGTACGCATCGTTCGTCAGTGGCGGCGGCCGTCCATATCATGAACGAGCGGCAGAAGCGCGTGCCGCACAGAGGATAGAGAGGGCGAGACGACGATGGCAACGAATCAGGCCGCGGGGCTGTTTGTGACGGACCGGCCGGACTTCGCGGAACTCCGGCCGGACGTGAAAGAGATGATTGTCGAGGCGGAGATCGTATTCCGGAAAGCAATGGAGGAATTTCTTTCGAAGCTTCCGGCGCATGTGGCGCTAGCAATGGGGCACCCCGGTACGGAAATGGCGGCGCGCTTCCTGGTGGGACTGCTACCTTTCTTTCGAGAGCAGTCAGAGCTGAAGGACTTCGCCGAGATTATACTGCGGCATTTGGCGGACGAAGCCAAGGCCGCGGCTTTCAAGCCGAATTAGCTCTCATCGGTTGGGAGGGGTGGCTGGATCTAGCCATTCGCGCAGATCCACCTTGGCTTTCGCCTCGCCTTTCAGTTGAGAGAATCGCCGATTACCACGGCAGATGGAGCAGCTCCCGTGATTGCGACAACTCCGGCTTACCCCGGCGCGGTATAGTGGCCGGCGGCGGTCTTTTCGGTTTGGATAGTCTTTGTTGAAGCTCATGCCTAATGTGGCATGGTTGGTAACCTCGGCTGAGTACATGATACCGGAAACCGGCGAACACCATTTCTCCCGGTTGCAATGGGGTGTGCTAAAGGCGTATGCTTCAGTTGAAACGGACTCGCGAGAAGGTTAGAGCCTTCCGCGAGTCCTAAACCAGATGCCGAGAAAGCGGCAGGTGGCCTACGTGCATTATCGCGAAGAATGCTGTTTTCCCGCTTCGGATTTTTTTCCCGGATTCCATAAGCCTCTTTCTCTTTCCATCTGGTTTGGAATGGAGCCTTCCTATGCCGAAACAGACGAGTTTGCTCAACGAAGAGGAAATGCTATCAGCATGTCGTGATTTGATTGCCGGGGACTGCGAGGAGTCGGACTGGTTAAGCTTTATCGGACCGGTCGCCAGGCACATTGCCAAAAACCGCGTTGCGGCCGGCGAGGACCCGGAGCCTCTCCACATGGAGATATTCCTGGAGGGTGCCTTTAGGGGAGAGCGGGGTGCGGCCCGCAAGACGAGGCGGCCAGCGCAGCAAAAAGCCTGGCGGTCGCCGGCACTCGTGAAGGGAAGCGGCGGCGCGCCGCTGACGGCTACGCAGCGAGAGTTCATCGATATCTTCATGTGGTTTCTTCGGGCGCTGCCGGAATGGAAAGAGGGGAACACTTGGCGAGACGAGCCCTATGCGACGCTTAACGGAATACTGACGGCATACTTTCGGGCGAAGCATCATGGTCCTCTTAAGAATCCAGCAGACCTGTCGAAAGAAGAACGCGAAAGGTACATTCGTCTAATGCAGGGCTCGGCAACCCCTGAAGATCCGATTCGAAAGCGGCGCCGCGATTGTCTTGAATTGGCACGCAAGAAGGGACTGGCGCGATGGGCAATCGAGTGCTATCAGGCCGACCGCGCGAAGTTGGGTCTCGAAGCTGATCCGGCATTCGAGCGCGCCCGCATCACTCCGATAGAGGAGGCCGCGGAGCGGGCCTGGCCGCATATCTCTTAAAGTCGGATCTAAAAAACGTTCACTCTTGGAAGCTCTCCTATATGTCCCTCTTCCAGCAAACATACACCGACAAGAAGACTGGCAAACGCATCAAGGCGGCCGTCTGGTGGTACGAATTCGTTTATGCCGGCGAGCGAATCCGCCAATCAGCCAAAACTACGCGCAAGACGATCGCGGCGGAGGCCGAGAAAGACCATCGGAGGCGTTTGGAGCGTGCCAGGGCCGGGATGCCGTCAGAAGATCCCGGCAGGCGGATCAAGACTATTGGCGAGCTCCTGGTGGGATACGAGGGCGAGTACGGCGTGAATCATCGGCCGCGGGCAAAGCGGATCGTGGTGTTTTGCGCAAAGCACCTGGTCAAGGCGCTTGGCGGGACGCTGTTGCCTGATGTGACGGAAGCGCGCCTGGTGGGTTACATGAAGCAGCGCTTGGCGGCCGGCGCGAGCAACCGAACCATCAATATGGAACTCGCAGTCCTCGCGCGGGCTATAGGATCGACTTGGAAGGCGCTTTGGCCGAAATTGAAGAAGCTGGAGGAGAACCATGATGTCGGGCGTGCGCTCGAAGCCGAAGAGGAGACGCGTGTTTTGGCGGCGGCGGCCGTTAATCGTTCGCCCCTTATCCATCCGTTTGTGATGACTCTCACCTGGACCGGAGTCCGGAGCGATGAGGCGCGCCTGCTGCGATGGTCCCAGATCGATTTTGAAGCTGCTGAAATTCTGATCGGTAAAGCCAAGACTGAGGCCGGCAGCCGGCGGGTAATTCCAATGAGTAGCGTCCTGAAAGCCACACTGGAGCGGCATGCGCGGTTTTGCGCGGAACAGCTCGGTCCGATCCAGCCGGAATGGTTCGTCTTCCCGCAGTCGAATCGCGTTCGCCTGCTCAACGCGGCCGAGCCTGTTCTGTCTCTCAAAACGGCATGGAATACGGTTAAGACCAAGGCCGGGGTAAAATGCCGGCTTCACGATCTCCGGCACTCCTTCTGTACGAAGCTAGCGGAAAAGGGCGTCCCGGAACGGACAATGCTCGATATGATGGGACATGTAAGCTCGGCCATGTTGAGGCGCTACTCCCATATTCGGGCGCAGGCGCGGCGCGATGCTATTTCGGCGCTGGAAGGGCGTGGTTCTTATATCGGGGTACTGCAAGAAGTCCCCAGTGTCGGTGGAGGAAGGTAAGATAGAAAAGTAGGTAAGCTGTTTAGTTTCATTATGTGGGCACGTAGCTCAGATGGATAGAGCGGTCGCCTCCTAAGCGACAGGTCGGCAGTTCGAATCTGCCCGTGCCTACCAAATTCCGCTGAGATTTTGGGCATGTCCCAATCATCCCATGAGCATTTCTGTTGATGACTGAAATGCCGACCGCTATTTCGCTAAACTAAGCTAACCTCCCGCATGCCGCTTTCGGCAGGTGATAAACTCGGCCCTTACGAAATCGTCGCGCCGCTCGGCGCCGGCGGCATGGGGGAAGTTTTTCGCGGCGTAGATACGCGGCTCGGCCGGCCTGTCGCCATAAAACTTGCACACCGCCAGTTCAGCGATCGCTTCGAGCGCGAGGCGAAAGCCATCTCAGCGCTGAACCACCCGCACATCTGCACGCTCTATGACGTGGATGCTACGCAGTCCGGGTCCAGCTACCTGGTGATGGAACTGGTGGAGGGCGACACCCTCGCCGCACGGCTCCGGAAGAGCGATCTGCCGATGGAACAGGTGTTGCGCTACGGAGCCGAAATCGCGGACGCGCTAGCCGCTGCGCACGCCAAAGGGATTACGCATCGCGATCTGAAACCGGGCAATATCATGCTCGCCAGAAGCGGCGTCAAGGTGCTCGACTTCGGTCTCGCCCGATCCACTGAGGACGACACCCTAGCTAAGCGCGTGATGCCGGTGGAATCGAGGGTCTCGTTTGTGCCGGGGAACGCAGGCGGCCCAGGCGCTCTGTTCTACTACCGCGAGGGCGTATTGGTGGCGAGACGCTTTGATCCGGATCAAGGGGTAGTGAGCGAACCGGACACGGTAATAGACGGCGTCGACTACGCTCCGGCGAGCATCGAAGCGTTCTTTCGCGTGTCGGCCGATGGTTCGGCCGTCGTCATAGGTCCGGCCGGCAGCCTTAACGATCAGCTCGCCTGGTTCAACCGGGATGGCGGTCAAGCGGGAACGCTGGGATCGCCTGGCGATATAGATCAGCCCCGGCTTTCGCCCGATGGCAGCCGCGTCGCTTTCACTCGTCCCGACGCTCAGTCGGGCAATCGAGATGTGTGGTCCCTCGAAATCGTCAGGGGGATTCTCACGCGCTTAAGTCTGAACGCCGCCAACGACTGGTTTCCGGTCTGGTCCTCCGACGGTAAGCAGCTGCTGTTCGGTTCCGATCGCGGGGGCAAGACAGAGATAGCCCCCTTTCGATGTCGATGGAACCGGTCAGTGAAGAATCCCCGCTTCCGGGAACCGACCCCCCTTTTGACTGGTCGCACGATGGTAAATGGATCACCATGGGGAGCAAAGACATTTGGATTGCGCCAACCTTTGGCGACCGAACGCCGTTCCAATTCCTGGCCACTCCCTTCCGCGAAGGGGACCCGCGTTTTTCGCCCGATGGGGAATGGATCGCGTATTCTTCCAATGAGAGTGGCCGCACCGAAGTTTATGTGCGTCCCTTCCACGGTGGACCTGCATCGCCGGAAGGTAAGGTTCAAGTCTCCAGTCAAGGCGGCGACTACCCGGTGTGGGGGCCTACCGGGCAGGAGCTGTTCTTCATGGCGGCGGATTCAGATATCTACGCCGCGGATATGCGGAATCCGCGGCGCTCCGGAAGCGTGCCTCTTCCGACCCGCCTTTTTCGCCCATGCGGACACCGAGCCATCCTCGAAAACCGGCGTAGGATACGAGTACAACTTCGACACCCGCGACGGGCGGCGCTTTCTGGTCAACTGCTTCGTCAGGCCGGCTGGCCGATTCATCGTGCTGCTGAACTGGGCGGGCCTGAAGCAGCGCGGGGCCATGCCCTGCGATTTCGGGCTACATTTTGTGAATCTCGTCTTTTGGCGAAGCGGGGCGCGCAACGGTGCCCTTGACGTTTCCACCTGTGAAGCTCGAGCGGTCCGGTGTACTTCCCACCGCCGAATATACTGTAAATAGACGGCTCTCACTTCCCTTCCGCCCCGTCTTGAAACCTCCGCTCCCCCGCCGCAGCCTTCACAATCCAAGCCACTTAACAGAATTGGCTTAGTTTCGTCAAAAAGCCGCCCCAATCCACGCCACGCCGCGATCCGGGACGAAACCTCCGCCCCCTCACTTCAATCAACCCTTACCCGCATTCATCCCAATCAAAACTTCCTATAAACCCTCCGCGTAATCTCCCAATCTCCGCGCCTCCGCGGTGAACCGCGGTGAACCGCCACACTCCACCTCCATCCCGCAGTACAATAGAACTATCCAACCTCCCCTCACCGCCCGGAGTGTATCCGGTCCGAGGAGCCACTGAACGATGTCCTTTGTCCACCTGCATTGCCATACCGACTATTCCCTGCTCGACGGCGCCTGCGACATCGGCGACTTGATGACGCTCGTCTCCGAGCAGAAAATGCCGGCCGTGGCCATGACCGATCACGGCAACCTGTTCGGCGCCGTCGAGTTCTACAACGCCGCCAAAGCCAACGGCGTCCATCCCGTTATCGGCTGCGAGGTCTACGTCTCCCAAAAGGGCCACAAAACCCGCTCCGATCAGGATCGCTACAACCACCTCGTGCTCCTTTGCGAAGACCAGGACGGCTACCGCAACCTATGCAAGCTCGTCTCCACCGCCTATCTCGACGGTTTCTATTACAAGCCGCGCATCGATCTCGACCTGCTCGCGCAACACTCCAAAGGCCTCATCGGACTCTCCGCCTGTCTCCGCGGCCACATCGCCGAGACTATCTTATCCGATAAGTACGAGGACGCCCGCCGCCTCGCCCACACCTACTCCGACATACTCGGCCGCAATAACTTCTTCCTTGAGGTGCAAGACCATCACTTAGATCAGGATAAGAAGCTCACTCCCGAGTTAAACCGTCTCTCGCATGAAACCGGCCTGCCTCTGGTCGCCACTAACGACTCACACTATCTCCGCAAAGACGACGCCCGCGCGCATGAAATTCTCATGTGCATCCAAACCGGCAAGACTATGACCGACCCCAGCCGGATGCACTGGAGCACGCCCGATTTCTACCTCAAATCGCGCGACGAAATGATGCAGCTATTCGGCGAGCTGGAAGACGCCGTCGACCGCACCTGGGAAATCGCCCAGCGTTGCCATGTCAGCCTGCAAAAAGTCGCCGAGCCCTTCCCCCGCTTCGATGTTCCGATATCTCACTCCACCGACACCTACTTCGAATACGTCGCCCGCGAGGGATTCGAAAAGCGCCGCCCGCGCCTCGAAGCCATGCGCGCCAAAGGCTTCTTGAAGTTCGATATCCCGGAATACCTCGAACGCCTGGAGCGCGAAATCAAGATGATCCAGGCCATGAAGTTCTCCGGCTATTTCCTGATCGTCTGGGACTTCATCCGCTACGCGAAATCCATCGGCATCCCCGTCGGCCCGGGCCGTGGATCGGCCGCCGGCAGCCTCGTCGGCTACGCCATGGCCATCACCGATATCGACCCGCTCCAGTATGGTCTGCTCTTCGAGCGCTTCCTCAATCCCGAGCGCATCAGCATGCCCGATATCGATATCGATTTCTGCATGAACCGCCGCGGCGAAGTCATCCAATACGTCACCCAGAAATACGGCCGCGAACAGGTCGCGCAAATCATCACCTTCAATACTCTGGGCGCGCGCTCGGCCATCAAAGATGTCGGCCGCGTGCTCGAAATGCCCTACGCCGATGTGGAACGCCTCACTAAGATGGTGCCCAATGAGCTCAATATTTCGCTCGAAGACGCCATGAAAGCCGAGCCCGGCTTCGCGGACGCCGCCAAGAAAGATGCGCGCGCCGACGATGTATTGAAGGTCGCTCTACGCCTCGAAGGCCTCGCGCGAAACTGCTCCGTCCACGCCGCCGGCGTCGTCATTTCGCCGCAGCCGCTCAAAGACCTGGTCCCGCTGTACAAGACGAACCGCGACGAAATTGTGACGCAGTTCGATATGAACGGCCTTGATAAACTCCAACTCCTCAAGATGGATTTTCTCGGGCTCACCACCCTCACGCTGATTCAGGATGCCGTGCGTCTCATCGAAAAGCGTCACGGCGTCGAGATCGTCCCCGAGGACTTGCCGCTCGACGATCCGAAGACCTACGATGTCTTCTGCCAGGCCCTCACCAGCGGCGTGTTCCAGTTCGAATCGAGCGGCATGCGTGACATTTTGCGCCGCTACCGTCCCAGCCGCCTGGAAGACTTGACCGCGCTCAACGCCCTCTACCGCCCCGGCCCCATCCAAGGCGGCATGGTGGATGACTTCATCGAACGCAAGTGGGGCCGCCGCGCCGTCACCTACGATCTGCCGGAGTTGAAGGAACTGCTCGAAGAGACCTACGGCGTCATCGTCTATCAGGAACAGGTGATGCAGATCTCCAATCGCATCGCCGGTTATTCGCTGGGCGATGCCGATCTGCTCCGCCGCGCCATGGGCAAGAAGAAGCTCGAAGAAATGGCCGCCCAGCGCGAGCGCTTTATCAAGGGCGCCGCGGAGCGCGGCCATGCGCCCAAGAAGATCGAGAAGATCTTCGATCTCATGGAGCAGTTCGCTGGCTACGGTTTCAACAAGTCGCACTCCGCCGCGTATGCGTACCTGGCGTTCGTAACAGCGTACCTGAAGGCGCACTACCCCATCGATTTCATGGCCGCGCTGCTCACTTCGGAAACCGGCACTACGGCCAAGGTGGTGAAGTACATCAACGAGTGCCGCGAAATGGGCATCACCATTTTGCCGCCCGACGTCAATCACAGCGAATGGAGCTTCACTCCCGACGGCGATAACCAAATCCGGTTCGGCCTCGGCGCGGTAAAGAATCTGGGACAGGGCGCCGTCGAGGCCATTGCCCGCGCGCGCGAAGAGACCGGCCGCTTCACCTCCCTCTATCAATTCTGCGAGAAGGTCGACATGGGGGCCCTGAATCGCCGCATGGTCGAAAGCCTCATCAAAGCTGGCGCCATGGATTCGCTCGAAGGCACGCGCTCGCAAAAAATGGCCGCCGTGGAGGGCGCCATGGAAGCCGGACAGCGCGTCTGGCGCGACCGCGAAAGCGGCCAGGGCGGCCTCTTCGGCGAGATCTTCGACAGCGCCGAGACCCACGCCAAACCGCTGCCCGATGTGCCCGACTGGACCGAAAAAGATAAGCTCGCCGGCGAAAAAGAGCTGCTCGGGTTTTGGGTGACCGGCCATCCGCTGGACCGCTATGCCGACAAAATCGCCGAACTGGCCACCCACGATAGCCAGAAGCTCGACGGCCTCAACAAAGGCGCCGAAGTGGCAATCTGCGGCGTCCTCACCGGCATCACTCGCAAGCGCAACAAAGATGGAAAGCCCTGGGCCGCCATGATGCTCGAAGACCTCACCGGCTCCGTGGAAGCCCTGGTCTTCGCCAACAGCTACGAACGTCTCGCGCCCGAAGTCATGGAAGACCAGGCCGTGCTGGTCCGCGGCCTGGCGCTGCCCGAAGAGAACGCTTCCACCAAGATTTCCGTTCAGGAAATCGTCGCTCTGGATAACGCGCGCATCGATTTGCCCAGCGTAATCGCCATCCGCGTATGGCTCGGCCGCAACGGAACCGCCGATAAGGCGCAAGCCCTCGGCGACCTGTTCCGCCGCAAGCCCGGCGATACCCAAGTGCGCCTGCGCCTCGAAGCCCCGAAAGACTTCTCACTGCTGTTAGACGTCACCAGCAAGGTCCGCCCCGACCGCGAATTCAAGACCGCCCTGGAAGCCATCTGCGGCGCGGAGTGCCTGGAGCGCGTAGCCGGGTAACCAACCTGCGTCCTTTCTTCGCGGGGCCGCCGTAGTCAGCCGAAGCCATGTGGGGCAGGTTGGCAAACCTGCGGCCGATTGGCAATCGGCCAACCGCTGGAGTATTCTTCACTCATACCGTAGCGCGATCAGCGGATCTACCAAACAACAGCCCGGAGAGAAACCGAGTCAGCGCGAAAGCGCCGCCGACTCCCCTCGAAGCCGCGCTACTGAATCGCCGCGATCACGCCCGTAGTAATAAATCCACTAAAAACCGCAGCGTCAAGCCCCGGCGCGGTGACATTGATCAACGGCACGCCTGCAATTTGAAGGCTAACTCCGGGGACCCCCGGCGATCCAAACCCGCCTGCCGGCAGCAGACTCAGAATGGACGACGGAATCGTGAACTGACCGGCCGATGCATTGGCATTGCAGACGAACTCAACGAATGAGTCGAATGTCGAAGTCACTGCCAGCCCGGTGTAGCCAATAATGCTCACAACCGAAAATGCCGACCCGCCGCTCCATGTCACTGTCAGATTATTCGCGCGATTGACGACCGAGGGCAGGTTAGTCGGCACGACGTTGGCCGGCAGGGTCATCGCCCAGTTGAACGCACCTACATTGGCGCCGCCCGCACCATTCGAAACCGTGTAGTTTCCGGGCGCCAGATAAAACGGCGCGCTGCTCGCCAATGTGGCCCCGTATAAGCCGGTGGAAGCAGCCGCGATGGTCTTAGTTCCGTTGGGTCCCGTAAGTGCCAATTGCGAGCCGGCAGCCAGATAAGTCGGCACAATCGGATCTGTCACATCCAGCGAGGTAGCGTAGGTCTCATAAGCGGAGCAACTCCCGACTGAGGGTCCGATGTTGCCGCCATACGACCGGATGAGGCTGTTCAGTGGGTAGCTCGCGAATGCCGCGCTCAGCGTGTCGTCCACTCCACCAACCCGGCTGATTTGAACTCCCGCAACATTCAGCGAACCCTTACTGATCGCCGTTTGCAAATTGGCCGCGGTCAGCAAACCGTAAGTGTCGCCACAGGTAGTTTGCCCGGCGGGAGAGACCGCGATCTCAGTG